GAAGCAGTTGATTTATGTAAAAATAATGATGAAGATGAAAAATATTTAATGACTTTTCAGAACTTTTTATCTAGAGTGCCAAATTGGAATACAAATATTATTAATGAGGAAAAAAATAGAATTATAACAAAAAGTAAATGTAGTTATTTAGAAGATTTGTTGACATGCGTCCATATTACACAAGTCAAAATTTTGACAAGTATTCGGGTATCGAGTCAACAAAAAAAAATAGATATTGATATACCCAAACTAGGTAATTTTATTCACTCCGCTTACATTAATTTTGCGAGAAAATTGTATAAAAATATATATCTCTTCGAGAATGATGTTATGCCTTTAGATTATCAAAAAAATATGAGAGAATGTGAAATATTATGTAGGGAATCTATTTTCGAGGTTATTCGTGAGTCTATGCCTATAGAGCATATTTTAAGAGCATACATGGATAAAACTACACATGAAGAAATTATTGAAGAAACTTTAGAAAAACAAGTTACTGAAGGTGAGGCCGTAGATATGCTTGAAGAAGCTAAAAAGAATATGGAGGATAAAGAAACATCTTCGGATATCACTATTGATAAAATAGATAGTACAAACAATGATAACGAAATTGTTGTTGAAGAACCAAATTTAGTAACTAATGATGACGCGGCTAAGACCGTTGTTGCCAAACCAATTGATGTAAAACCCGGTGACGCCAAACTGGTTGACGCCAAACTGGTGGAATCATCAGAACTTAAAAAAACAAATGAAGAAGCAAAAAAGACAATGGAATTGCAAAATGATGTCTCCGTGGCAAAAGAAGCTATTAAGGAACTTAAAAGAGCAGTTGATACACAAAATTTAAACGAAGGTTTTAAACCAGATATGGAAAATGTTAAGAACGATGTTTCCAGTGAAGTTTTCAATGAAATTTCCAAAAAGAAAACGTTAATTTCGTTTAATGATAAAGATAGTGTTTTAGATATGGGTACAAACAATGAAATGTTTGTAAACGCGCCGAAAACAACAGAACGCCTCGAAAAAATAAGCAGAGAAGCCAATGATAGAAGAAAGGCAGAAGAAGAAGATGATTTTTATGATGATGATGATGATGAAGGACCTTTAAATATCATAGGTGATAATATTAGCTTGGATATCAATGATATAGATGATTTAAACCCCAAATTTAAAGGACCACCTGAAATTATTTTAGATGATATAGAAGTTTTAGCATAAATGCGTCTTTTTTTACACATTTTAAAAATTAAATAATAATATATGAGTTATTCAGTAGCTTTAAACGGTGCTATTGTTAGTGTTATTTTTTTTGTTTTAAAATTCATAGAAATGCGGTTTATCACAAAAGAAAGCTTACCACCAAAGGTTTTAGTAAGAGAATCAATTTTAGTATTTTTAGCTTTTATTATTGCTAATTTTTTACTTTCACAATTTGGTAAAGTCAATACAAAAAGAATGATTGAAGTTTTTACAGATAATCCTTCGTTTTAAATAATTAAATTTATATATTAATTTAATTATTTAGATATATATTGGAAAATCATCGATATTCATAATTTTAGATTTTTTTCCTATTTTTTTCTTGCTAGATAAAAATGTTTTAAAGATATCATTCTCTAATTGAAGTTGGGGTGTATGTTTAGTACATTTCCTCGAAATCATTTTATAGAGTTTAAAATCGGGATATCTTTCATCGCCATTTGTTTTATAAAGTATGTTTTTACCAGAATCGTCTGTTACCCACTCGTTTACTAATTTTTCCAATGGTGTTACTAGTTTTTGTTCTACATCAATTATAAAATAATCATATAAGGCACATCCCAAACGACACAAATCAAAACCCATGTTCGGTAATATTTCTCTCTTATTTATATTTTTACAGGCGGCAAAATTATATTGTCCTGCTGCGTCACCTTTTGAATAAAAACTATCGCTAATCATTTGTTGTCCATTAAAATTGTATATAGCTCGCCCAAAGTCTATGATTTTATAAATCCTACCATATGTTGGTACTCTATAGTGTTTTTCATTAAATTTATAATTTAAATATTTTTTGTCCGTTTCAATAAACATAATATTATTTGTGTGTAGATCATTATGTGTAAAATTAAATAATTTTTGATATGTTATAAGCGACATTATAACTTGAAATAAACAAGCGATCCATTTTTTTTGCGACATTTCATATTCTTCATCTTCCATACAAATATCTAGTGTATTATCTAATTTTTCTAGACAGATAATTTGACAAGGAAAATTGAAAATATTTGAATACACAATGTTTTCTTCAATTGATTCGCTAGAATCATCTGTAAAATCATCACTATCGCAACTTTCATCGCTATCGCAACTTTCATCGCTATCGCCACTTTCATCGCTATCGCCACTTTCATCGCTTTCGCAAATATCTCTTTTACTATTTGAATCTCCACTACCATCTAAAGAATTTTCAGAGATATCATCACTTTCGCTACTGGTATCTGAAACCCTGGATGAACATTCCGAATTTGTTTTACTATTTTCGCTAGTTTTATCAAGATTTTCATTTTTATAATCCAATAAAATATTTGATATATCAATATCATTCATATTTGTATGTTTATTAAATCTTTTCAAATTTTCTTCTGTTAATTCTTCGAATATCCCATCAAACATCGAATTATCCAATTCCTTTATATCTATTTTTTCTTCGTTTTCAATTCTAATTGAATTTCTATTTTTTCTGGTATCATCGTCCATTAAAGATTCATTTATTTTATCTGTACTGAATAAAATATTACTATTTTTATGGAAAAAATCATAATCATATAGATATTCTAGATCATCAGTAATATCTATTTTAAGTTTATCTTTAATGCCTAAGAAAGAACCGTAAAAATCTATACCATGTACAAAATTATGATTATGTAAAATCTTAGATGATAAATAAGAAAAAAATGAATCTGTATATGCTGAGTTATCATGGCAAATTATTTTTTTTAAAACTGTTTCTTTATCGTCTGTTATTTTAGGAAGATTTTCCAATACATTTTTTGATATGTCTTTATATTTTCCAACCATATATTTAGAAGTATCCAATAAAGGAGAATATTTAAAAAAAGATTTTTTCGTCTCTTGTCCTTTATCTGTTTTTACTAAAATATTAAAATCGTTTTCTCCCGTGATTTCTTTAATGTTTTCAATGGTATAATGATGATTTAAGTTGATATCATTATAATTATTTGGTTTTAGAGAGAAAAATTTGGAATATATTGGAATATAATTTTGCATATTTTTAATTTTATTTTTAGATAAATCAGAGAAATAGCTAAACAACTCAGTATTTTTGTTTTTATCATAGTGTATTTTAAATTTTGACATTATAGGATACATTTTTAATTTTTTTTTAAATATATAACTTAATATAATAATTATGCGTTTTATAAAAAGATTATTTTACCAATTAAATACTATATGAATTTAGAATTAAAAAAATTTGATATGAGGAAAATAGAATTCAATCCAAATGCGGCGAGTGGTCCGGTAATTGTATTAATTGGGCGTCGTGACACAGGTAAAAGTTTTTTAGTTAAAGATTTATTATATTATCACCAAGACATCCCAATTGGCACCGTTATTTCAGGAACAGAAGCCGGTAATGGGTTTTATGGGAGTTTAGTACCAAAACTTTTTATCCACGATGAATATAATAGTGCTATAATTGAAAATATTTTAAAGAGACAGCGGATTGTTATGAAACAAATAAAAAAAGAAAAAGGAGCATATGGTAGATCGAATATAGATGGTAGAGCTTTTGTTATACTTGATGATTGTCTTTACGATAATTCGTGGTCTAGGGAAAAAGTTATGCGACTTTTATTTATGAATGGTCGTCACTGGAAAATAATGCTTGTTATTACAATGCAATACCCATTGGGTGTCCCCCCCAATCTAAGAACAAATATTGATTATACCTTTATTCTAAGAGAGCCGTATATTACCAATAGAAAACGCATTTATGAAAATTATGCCGGTATGTTTACAACATTTGAGTCATTTTGTCAAGTCATGGACCAATGTACAGAAAACTACGAATGTTTAGTGATAGCAAATAATGCGAAATCAAATAAACTAGAAGACCAAATTTTTTGGTATAAAGCGTCAGCACACAATGATTTTAGATTGGGGTCAAATGAATTTTGGGAAATGTCAAAAGATTTAAATTCCGATGACGATGAAGATGAACAATATAATCCGAAGGCATTAAAAAAGGGACCAACCATAAATGTTAAAAAAAATAAGTGGTAAATTTATATATGGCAACATTAGAGCCAACTGCTAGAGATTTGAGAGCTCAAGAGAGGATTAAAGGGTAAGGCAGGAGAGGCTTTCAAAAATTTTAAAATGACATTTATCGACCCAAATGCTAATAAGAAAAGCTCTAGTTATACAAAATTTTTTGATACATTTTTTGGAGACGGTTTTATAACAAGTTATTCAGCTAGAGGTGATATTTTAAATAATATAGCCGATGCTCAACAATGTAAAATCATATTACAAAGAAGACTAAAAGGTGGAAATAAAATTATTAAAACAGTTTCAAAGGCAGTAAAATCACTGAAAAAAGAAAAAACGGAAAACAAGAAAAAAACGGAAAACAAGAAAAATGAAACGTAAAAAGAAAAGAAAAAAAACAAGAAGAAAAAAATAAATATAAAGTATATATGCCAAAAGCAAAAAGAAAGAAAAGATCGATATTTGTAAAAAAAAAAGAAAGGGAAGCTGTTCAATTAATTATGAAAAAATCTAAATTAGGCGTTCAATTAAGTGATTTTGACGATTTTCTAACAAGAATGGTTCGTTATTTAAAACGTTTTAGAAAAGATACTTTTAAAATAATTGAGAGAGAGGACATAACCCCAACACAAAAAAAAACCGCATATGAAGATATAAATTATGCGGCAGGAAAATATTTAAGAACACATATATCAGGTATGTTAACTAGTAAAAAAATGCCCAAAGTTAAAAAGGAAAATAGAACAAATTATAAGAATGCTTTATTAAAGGCTTTTATTGGATTTTGCAACCCTGAAGAAGTAGAGATGAGATTTAAAATAGATTGTAAAAAATCATATTCAACATTTTTAGATATTGTTTTTAATAATAACAAACTGGATAAGCCTTGGCGACAATCACTAGAACCAAAAGACGCAGGTGCTCAATGTTTTGAAGTTTTTAAATTTCTTCATTCCAAAAAACATGGAGAGAATAAAGGAAAGTTTGTAAAAAGGGTTAAACGTGAGGAAAGATATGGAATACGTAGAGATGACTGGTTTGATAGAATGGGACTTCCTGATGAATATAGAGGAAATTTTAGATTAGGAACATGCTATATTTGTAATAGTCGTTTAGCTATGTATGGTGAAGAGATGGAGTGTGAACACATTTTTCCTATGTTTTCAGCACTTTCTCATATATGGTTTTATCAATATAAAGTAGATTTTTTATCAGAAGAAGAACAAAATAAAGTCGCCTCGGAGGAGATGCTAAACCAATTATTATTTCTTGAATATGAATTTTCCCATAAATGTTGTAATCAAAAGAAACGAGATAACCCATTTATATTATTCCGAAATGGTAAATGTCAGTTTAATAACCAAGTTGCTCATAAAATTTTACGAATTATTGAAGAAAAGGCGGGTAATGATGGACACTGTAAAGTAAGAGAGATAGGTGAAAATCTTAGAAATGATAGACTCAATATAGATCCTAGTACAGGCTTGGGTTATCGAAACATTATTAGACTTTTAAGTATGCGAGTTCAACCATTAATAGAAATTGTAAATGCTACAATTGATAGAAATTTTTCAGAAATACCAGATGGAAGCGAACGGGGAGAGGGTAAAATATTTTCAAAATTTACAAGGATGAATCTTTATATTGCATGGTCTAAATTAAGAGCTTTAGCAATGTTTACTGACGAACAATTTCAAAGATTAATTGAAGATATACCTGTTAGTAGAAGATTACCAGAAGGAATGAGAGGAGGAGGGTTATCGCCAATTGATCAAGCATTTGATGATGATATGTTTATTAATATGGTGTTAACTTTTGGTATACCATCATTGGGAATAGAACCTTATTATATAGGATTTTCAGACAATAACGAAATGCTAATTAAAGGTTATGGAACAGCAGAAACATTTGTAAATATTTCTAATATTGCTAATAAAAATATATTTTACCAACACACTTTACACTTAAAATCATTGATGGAAGAAATTGAAACGGCTGATGAAACTAGAAAACAACAAATATTGGTAGAAATTAATCCACATATTACAGAACAACCGATATCTATTATACCTGAACCAGACGACGAAGAAGAAGGCGAATCAAAAGATGGTTCACTTGAAATGACTTCACCCCCAGCACAGAGCTTTATTACACATAATCCTTATTCAAGTATTTTATCAGAAAATAATCAAGATTCTATACCTAAAATAGAAACTCCTCGATTACTAGCAAAAAAAACGTTTAGACCTACGATGTACAATCCATATTTAAGACAAATGTCTCAATTGTCTCAAATGCCACAAATGTCTCAATTGTCTCAAATGCCACAAATGTCTCAAATGCCACAAATGTATCAAATGTCTCAAATGCCACAAATGTATCAAATGTCTCAAATGCCTACAAATGATTATTCACCATATTATGGAGGAAAAAAGAAAAGAAAAAAACGCAGAACAAGAAAATTAAAACGTAAAAAGAAAAGAAAATCGCGACGAAAAAGAACAAGAAGAAAAAGGAAAAAATAAATTTTATATTTAAAATAAATAAAATATAAAATTATTAGATAATTTATAAATTTAATTTCTAGTACCATCTTTATTGAATCTGCGGTTTTTATTCTTTTTAGGGATAACTATATTATCGCCTTCAAATAATTCCTTCTGGATATCAGCACTGGTTACTTCTTCTTTAAGCCCAATGGAATTTTCAATCGTATTGTTAATGCCTACTAAATTACCTTCTTCATCAATATTTTGCGTTAGCTTATTACCGGTCTTTTTCGCCATCTCAATATTTTTTTTAATAGCATCTTCCTTTGTTTCTCTAACGCGCTTCTCAAATTCGATTTTAGCATTCTCTTCGTTTTTGTTTTTCTCGCTCATTAATTGATTTAATTGGTCCTCTAAATATTCAACACGTCCTGTTTTATATGCTTCAGGATCCCATGGCATCCACATTCCAACTGGACCAACATAAACATTATGATTTGGGTCAACTTCTCTCAATAATTTACATCTAAGTTCAGCTTCCCCCTGTGTAGAATAACTACCTCTAATCTTAAGCCCTCTTGTGTTTGTCTGGAAATTACATGCTTCGTTAAAAGCGTTGTCTAGTCGTTCTTCATTCGCATCCAAAAAGTTATTATACGAATCTTTAACATAATTACCATCAAATGTATCTGATTCACTCTTTAAATATTCATTTAAATCATTCGTTAAATCTTCAAAATTAAGGTTATATTTATAGCTAGCAAAATTTAAAAATTGTGTAAACTTTTCAACAGATTTGGTCATATCAAAATCTTTTAAAAATTCCTCAAAAATGAAATGATTTTTTTGTTTAAGAACTTTATCAGGGGAAATAAAAGAAACGCATACGAATTTTTGTCCTGCTAATGGTTTATCTTCATCTAATAAATCCACATAAGTGGGATTTAAGTTACCATCGTTGTCCATCTTTTTAACGAATCCTTCTTGATTACTCATTATAAGTTATTAACATTTGAACTATTTAAGTTTTTTTAGATTTATATTATTTTTTTCTTTTTATTTAGTATAAATAATGATAAATGAAATCATGAGTTCTTTTGATTTAGGAGAATTAGCCCGCAGAGCCGCAAAATATATTGTAGAAGGTATCCTTGTTGCTATAGCCGCCTTCGCTATTCCAAAAAAATCTCTTCAATATGATGAGGTTCTTCTTATAGCACTTACCGCAGCAGCTACATTCTCAATCCTCGATACATATGTCCCGTCGCTTGCTGTATCGGCGAGGTCAGGGGCGGGTTTCGGTATAGGTGCCAATCTTGTTGGTTTCCCAAGAATGATGTAAATTATGTGAATGATGTAAATTATGTGAATGATGTAAATTATGTGAATGATGTAAATTATGTAAAATAATTAAATATTTTGATAAATAATTCAATATATTTAAGTTTAATTTAAAAATTTAAAAACCAAAGAACAATAAATGGAGCAAATAGAAGAAGAAAAAATTAAGCAGGATATCAGTTATAAATACATGCCGGTATCTGTTTATGATGTTAAACCTATTGGTATGAAAGGTATTCGTGGTAAACAACACCATGATAAAAAATCAAGTAGGTCAACATATAGTCCCTTTCCAAATGATATTGCGGAATGGTGTGCTGAATATCATTTAAGAGATTGTCAAATTATATTTGATCCATTCGCAGGTTGGGGGGAAAGACACAGCGCAATAAAAAACGCAAATAAAACATATATTGGATATGACATTTCAGAAAAAGCAATAAAAAATGCGAAAGATAAATTCAAAGTCACTAATATTTTAGCAAACAGTTTGACAGCTGAAATACCAACAC